TCTCAACTTCGCTAACATTTCTTGGTCGATTTCAACAGCAATTTCTTGTGCCAATGCCTGCATAATTTCTGCTTCAACATCAACACCGTGCATTGCGTTTGCATCTTGAGCAGACTCAAAAGTCCATCTTGCTGATAGACGTCTTGATTTTGCTTCAACTGTTTGCTTCAAGATTTGGATAGACATTTTGCTACCTGCTGTTCCTTCGCTGGCCGCAGTTGCGTCAGGTGACCCTGAGTATGCTGTTGCTAATGCGAAAGGACTAAGTGCTTCTTGTCCTGCTGTTACTGAGTCTTTAGACTCTGCGTATCTTACCCTTAATGTGTGGATTTGTCCTACTGGTCCACTCATTGGTTGCACACCAAGTAATTCGTTGGCGATCAATGAAGGCATAACCCTTCTAATAAGAGGTAACATTACTTTGTTTAAAGAAGCGATGTTTCCACTCATTGTTGAACCTGCGGATGCGGCTTCTTGTAATTGAACTTTTGCGTTCTCAAGAATAACGTCCATAGTGCTCTTTTTTGATCCGTTAAGGCCTTCTAGTAAGGCTTCCTTGGTTGCGGACCAATTTGATTCAAATAATGCTTCTGCCATTATATTCTCCTATTATTTAAGTCCGGCTAGTTTTCTTAACTCATCGATCTCTACGACTGATGTGTCAACTTTTTCTTCATTGGTGGAGCCGGTCTGCCCGTCCAACGATCTATTACCAGTGTGTTCTGATGTCACTGATTCATTGATGACTGCTTTCTTAGTTCTAACTGAAACTTCTTCGTTAATTACACTTGGAAGGTACTTGTTAAATGATTCTTCAAGTTTTTCAGTTTTTACTGTTTCAAGCAGTTCAGTCATTAATTCTTTCTTGTCCTTGCTTAAAGGTGCAAGTAAGTCTGTCATGACTTGATTTCTGTTGGCTCTATCCTCAGAAATTCTAAGTTTAGATTCAACTAATTTTTTATCTTCTGCAATCTTCTCAGCATTTGCTTTGGCATTTTCAACATCACCTTTCAGTGCTGTTAATTCTGCTCTAAGTTTTCTTACTTCAGTATTTTCATTTAAATATGAAGTTCCATACTCACTTGCCATTGCTTCGAAAATTCTTCTGCCGAATTCGTTTTCACGAGCCTTAGTAATATCTTCTTTAAATTGAGAAACTTCGTTTTTCAATGCTGAAGATATGGTTGCTTCAACCTTATCTGCCGCTCTTCTAATAAATTCTTTTTTAGCATCTGCTAATTGTTCTCTTCCTTCACGGACTAACTGAACTTTCTTTTCAGCCAATTCACGTTTGTCTGCGTGGAATTCTTTAATTTCTTCTGCTACTGCGTCTAAAACAAAACTTTCAAGTTTAGCAAAGTTTTCACTTTGTAACTTTCTGTCTGCTTTTAACTCAGTAACTTCGGATGCTAATGTTTCTGTGATGAACTTGTTAAGGACGCCAGCATGTTCGCTAACTGCCTTTTTATAGTTTACTCTTTCGGCTACAGTTGCCTTCTTATCTTCAGCCAATTCTGCTAACTCGTCTTTGAGTGAATCTGTAATAAACTTGTCCATGGCTTCAACAATTTGTTGCTTGTCATGTTCAAATCTTTGAGCAAATTCTTCTCTAAGTTCTGCTGTTAGTTGTTCCTTGGCTTCAGCAAGGCGTGATTCCCATGCCTCTTGGATCTGTGACTTAGCATCTTCTGATAAGTTTCCAGATTCTAAAAGGTCATTAAATGTGGTTGTTTCCGCCATTTGCTATCTCCTATTTGAGTTCTAATTCACGTATGAAGTTACCCATCATACGTGCAAGGTGTATTTCTGCTTTTTTGTCATGTGTAACGGACTTCGCCATCTCGTGGATAGCGGCACCGCCTTTCATATTAAATAAACTTTCATAGATCGCTTTAGGGTAGGCGTCTGGGGCACTTGGTTGTGCCACTATATCAACGGTTACTATGTCAAAATCACTAACTCTACCACTTTCATTAACATTACCACTACCTCGGCTACTTACACCTAGTTTAGCACCGCCTTTTAGTAATGCTTCAGCAATCTTACCCATTGGAGTATCCAATAGTTTAAGTTTACCATATCCATTTGAGCCTTCGACTCTCATTTCTGATATCATATGACTGACACGATCTAAATTTATCTGTAATTCTGTCGGATGATCTAATTCGCCAAGTACAGTCTCCCCGCCATGTAGCCTTTTACCAATTGATTCAACTGCTGTAACAATCTCATCTTTAGGATAAACTCTACCATTTTGGTTTTTTACTTCACCTTGAATGAATAGTCCGCTCATACACAAATCTTTGCCATCATTACTAGATTCTACAATAATGTTAGCATTGTCTGGACCGTAATATTCAAATAACTGTCTTGCCATCTTTAATCTCCTTAAAATAATTTAAGTTAATTACTTAACTTTTCCTGCTATTGGACTTTCTGACTTCTCAGCACTTACTTTAGGTGCTGGGTGAGCCTTTGGCTCTTCGCCAATGTTGTCACTTGCTGGATTGTCCTTTGCTCCGCTGGCTTTTGATCCTTCGCCACCGTCACTACCAAAAAGTTCTTTTTCTGATGTTCCGAAACTTTCCTTCTTTGGGAATTTTGGTGATGCTGTGTGATCGCCACTTGCGTCGTTTTTAGCACTTTGAGGTTTACTAAAAGTAGTTGCTTCTTCAACAACTTCTTCTTCAACTTCTTCGTCAAGGTCGATTTCTTCTTCAAAAGACTCCATTTCCATTTCGTCTTCTAAATCTGCTTCTGCGTCAGCAACTTCGTCGTCGCCTTCTTCGTCGCCCATTAACTTTTCAAATTCTGCTTTTAATTCGTCTAGTTGTGCTTCAAGGTCGTCTACTCTATCTTCAACTTCCTCATCGCCTTCTTCTGACTCTTCTTCACCGTCAATTTCCATTTCAGGTTCCATTTCGTCATCTTCTTCTTCATTAACGCCACTTTCGTCTGCGCCAACATTTGCTTCTATTTCGTCATAGAAGTCTTCACTTGGTGATCCGGCTACAGTTTCTTCAACAGGCTCTTCTTCTGATTCTTCAGCCTCTTCAACTGCTTCTTCTTCGGATTCTTCTGCTTCTTCAACTGTTTCTTCGGATGCTACTTCTTCTTCTATTGCTTCTTCTAAAGCATCTTCATCTAAAAGACTTTCGTAGATAGTTCTACTCTTCTCAACCATAAAACCATGTAATAGTTCTGAGGCTTTTTCTTCGTCTTCTGCTAAAAGATGTTCAAGAACTTGCTCTAGTACACTTTTGTTCTCTGACATAGTAACTCTCCTATAATTTTTGTTATACCGATACTCGATTCGATATATCGTATTTTTATTTAATATAAATGTGCTGTTTTATTCTAAAAACGGTGTTTTTTGAAGGTGTTTTTGGTTATTTTTATAATAACTGCCGTTTATACACTTCGTCTAGTATATGTTGTGCGTATATAGAGTGTGCGTATGGTGAGTTATGGTGGCTTACAGGATAATGTGTTGTTGTGTTGCCCGCCTCATCAATTATCTCTGGATTGAATTGAGCATAGTGTCCTGCGCCATTTTCCAAGTAATATTTATCAGGTACGAAGTCCCAGTTAAAACTGTCTATATGGTGATGGTCCTCTATCAAACCCGTTTTATCAAACTCGGAATATTCAAAAGTATTAGGTGAAAATAAAAACGGTATTTTTCGTTCTAGTATACTTAAAAGACCGCTTTGTAAAACATAGTAATCGTTGTGTGCTTTTATGTTTTCATCAAATACATAATAAGCAAAGTCTTTTAATGCGTCTACTCTACTAGGGTCTATGTCCTGATAACGCCTTGCTTCTTGGCTTATAACAGTATAAATGCTGTCACACCATATCTGTGGATCGTATGTTTTACCATAGTTTATATGATGTTCGTGATCAAAGTGGTCCCAATCAAAGTCACCAAAGCATACTTGATCATAACCTTTGTTGTGATCGTAGTTGTTATCTAAGTCTTTGAGTATTTCAAATCGATTAACGCCTGTAGCATTAATGATTAGTAGATCTGGATTGAGGTGTTTTAAAGCATAGTCTATTTGTAACCTTATACCAAAGTTACTCATTCCGCATCTTGCTAGATTAATATAATTATAGCCAAGTTTCCTTGCTACTAAAAAACCATATTCAAAATTAGGATATACTGGGTCTCGGCTACTCCAACTGCAACCGCAGACAACTAGTGTCTTCATTGATTTATAATAGGCCGCCGCCGCCCGAGTCGTCGCCTGCTGGCTTACGATACATTTGCTGGGCAAGTTTTTTATGCTTTTCTGATTCTAGTTTTTTGAGTGCCCTGATCTTTCTCAGTTTACCTACTTCTTCTAAACTAAGCATTTTCTTTCTTGTATCAGTTTTATGACGTTGTTGAATTTCGTCATGTGCTGGTTCGTAAAATTCCATTATTTTCATTATACTTCTGGGCCTCCTCCTAATGTATTTAGTTCATCTAGGCCTGCTTGAGCATCACTTCCGCCTAAATCGGCATCCATACCTGGTTCTGCCGCACCCATATCAACTGGCGCCATACTAACATCTGCCGCTGGTTGCGGTCTTACACCTACTTGTCGTAAATCAGATGATGTAGTGTCTGCTGAAATATCATCAACGTCAACAGCATTTTCTTCTGCCCATAATGCCTCGTTCCTAGCAATTTCTTCTTCAGTTAAACCTAAGTACTTCTTAAGTTTAAATTGTGTTGCTAAGTAAGGTATTCCTTCTAGTGCGCCAAACAGTTGTGTTCTTGCTTGATCTAATTCTAGTTCTCTGTAAGAACTAAAGTTTTGTGGGTCAGTAAATTTAATATCAAATAAACTGTTATCGATTTCTACACCACTTGCTCTAAGATAAACTTTAAACTCGTTGTTTAAACTTTTAATAATCTGTCTTTGTAATCTTTCACAGTATTTGGCAAATCTATATTCTTGAATATATGCTACACCAACTTTACCATCGTTAAATGGTGCTGAACCATCATCAGGTCCAGTTGGCAAATAACTACTTGGTATTCTTAATCCTCTAATAAGTTTGTTATTAAAGAATTTTAAATCATCAATTTCACCTAAGTTATCACCGCCGGGTAGTGTGTCAACTTTACTACCTCTACCATCTGCCGTTTGAGCAAAGAAGTAATCTTCTAACATACTCATTGGATTGTAACTGCTGTCTGCTACGTTTTGCCCACCACCTGTTTTGTTCGGTATACGTTTTTGTTGTACTTCGTACTTAACACGTTCTAAGTATTGTTGTGCTTTGTGCGGTGGCATGTTACCTACGTCAATAAAGAACACACGTCTTTCTGGTGCTCTATGTACTCTGTAAATAATAATAGCATCTTCTAATAATTCTTTTTGTTTGAAAATCTTAAACACAGGATCTAAAATACTGTTACCAAAAGGCCATGTTGTTTCCATGCCTTCGCTCATGCTTATGTGTAAAACATGTTGTGCGTCAATTGGTACAGCATTATTGGCATCAGGGCCGTAACCTGAACTACTGCTTTTAAATCCTGAAGCGGCTTGTGGATTTGTGTAATCACTCATTATAGCACCTGATCCATATGGTCTCTGTGAGTTAGGTGATACACTTGTTGCCGCTAAATCTTTTAAATGTAAATCTAAATTCTTAATAAAGTATTGTTCAATTTTTTTACCGTTGCTTTCGTTAACTAAAACTTTTTCAACTTGGTATGGATCAACCCAGTATAGTTTTTTTGTTTCTGGGTCTCTAATGTAAATTTGATCTCCGTACTTAACTGTACTACGGAACATTTTAAATACACGTCTTGGTAATTCGTTTAGTTTACACCATTTTTGTAAACTCTGTTGTATAACTTTAACTTCAGGTGAACTTGGCTTATCGTTGTACTTTACAAGAAATGGCAGATTAGTGTCGTCGTCTTCCTGCGTACAAAACTCTGATATAATATCTAGTGCCGCATTAACTTCTAAATCTCTGTCCATTGCGTCATATTGATAATAACGCATAATTCTATCTGGTGAACCTTGGTAGACTTCAGGCAACCAACTGCTATATCTACTAGCATACATGTCAGCACTACCTGACTTGTCGCCAGCAACACCACTGGGTAGTGCACTGTTTTCTACTGGGTTAAAGTACTTTTTCCAACTCATATTAAATTCCTGAAGTTATATAATACTATATTTATCAGAATGTGTCAACCTGTGGGGTTTAATATTGATAGGTTATGTAGAGCCAACTCCAGGTTTGTCTTCCATTTTAACAATTAATCGTTCCAGTGCGTTAAGTAAACTTCTTTGCATAGCAGTATCTTCGCCATATGTATCTTTGTCAAATCTGCTTGTTAATCGTTCGTCTACATCTCGCTTGATTGCGTCAATTTCGCTTCGTTGTATTCCGTCTGTTAGGTCAATTTGACCATCTCTTACTAAATTGATTACTGATTGTCTAAATGACCTTGCCGCGGCTAAGCCGTCTGCGCCACCTACATCTCGTTTGATTTTATCAATTGTACTATCTAGTGTTCCAGAAACTTCACTATAACCGGGTAAGATTCCCATATCATCCCCTCCAAAGCCTTGGGTATTACCAAAATCAGCACGGGAATAAGTAGTGAAAGTTTCATTCACTGATTTCATGTTATTAGCATAATCTTGTAAGAAACGATTAATCCTAGGATCATTGTCTTTAAATAACTCAGTTAATTTGGCGGCTGTTACATTGCCACCTCCGACTGCTTCAAATAAGCCAAACTCCTTTAAATAACGAGCAATTTCAATTCTGTTTTCTCTCGCGGCTTGAACAAGTGTTTCTACAGTAAAAGCATCCATCTCGTAACGGTCCATCATCTCTTTTTTAAAGTCGTCCATGGTCTCGTCTGTTACTCCTGACGCGGTTTGAAATTCTTTATTAGTTACTCCAAACTGATCTGCTCCAGCAGATCTAGTATCTAATATTTCCTGGAAGAATCCTTCGATGCCGTGTTTTGCGCCTGCTCCCTCGCTACCGCCAAAGAATAAACCTTTATCGTTCATTGCTCTTGCTTCGTTCATCCTGCCTTGACGTATATATGCCATACCAGCCTGTTGCTTCATAAATCTTCCATCGGTTGCTTCGTAAATGCTTAAGGTAATGTCGTCTATAAGTTTTCTAAAGAAATCACTTACAATGGTTCCTAGATTGTTTTCTTTCATATCCTGTCCGATCTTAGCACTGATTTCATCGATGGTTTGGGTTATTAAATTGTTTAGGCGTTCTGCGGCGTCGGCTCTGTCTTGGCCGCTACCAGCATTAAAATAAGCATCTATGGCTTCGTTAAATCTAGCAAAAAATCCTGTTCCTTGGAAGAGATCGCCTATCAAAGGCAAGTTTTCTACAAAGTCTTGTACTAGTATAGAAAAATTCTTAATTACTGCTCCAAAGTTTACACCCTCTCCTGTGGTACTTACACCAAGTATGCCCATTGTGAATTGCATAATAGCATTTTCAAAAGGTGCTTTCATCATGTCGAAGAATGTATCTGCTTGAGCACTAATAACTGATATGTTTCTTGCTCTATCGCCATCGGTTGTTAAGTCATTTAATAGTGACTGCCTTGCTCTAGCCTCACTGGCAAAGTTCACAGCCTGTATTGCTGTTTGACTTCGAGTCATTAAAGCAAGTTGCCTTGCTCTGTTAAATTCATCCTCTGTGGTATCTACTAAAGAATTCATGATGCTGTTAATTGTGTCGTCGGTGATTTTACCGCTATTAACAATATCTGATTGCGCCATATCCATGGAGTCTACTAATCCAGGGAAAACTGTAACAAGGTCTGTAAAGCCTTCGTCTAGACCAACAGCACCAGTAATAACAGCATTAATCAATGGACTTGTAATAGCACCGGCATACGTCGGTGACAGTCCAACCATCTTAATACTTAATTTTCTTATACTGGTTTGTAATTCTGAAATACCGTCATCGCCTAACTCTCTTGCTCTGGCGGCAATAAGTGTATTTGTTTCGTCCTCTAGTTTTGCTCTTTCGTAAAGTTCTTCTTCTGCTATACCTGCCGCTTTACCTACGTTCCTTAATGTTCTAGCAACTTCTATAACATTACCTGCTAAGTTAGTTCCTTCGGCATCAAGTCTCATACCAAGTCTTGCTCTGATAGATATTTCTCTACCTAACAGTTTTGTCATTTCTTCGTTTTGATAACCCATATCAAATAAGCCGCCGGACAGATCCCTTGTAGCATTTCTTAGATCTCTGTAGCCTTCAGCACCTAACACCATAATTTCTTCTGATGTTTCTTGTAGTGCTTCGGTAAACTCTTTTAAACTTAAACCTGCTAAACTGGCCTGTGTTGCTATATTAGTTGAACCGTCTGTGTACGCACCAACTAATCCTGCTGTTCCGTTTGATAAACTGTCATTCATTAAGTTAAATGTTTTCATTAATTGTTTACCAATAAACAATGCTACGGCACCTGCCGCCGAGGCAATAGCACCAACAAATCCAGCAAGTTTCTTAATAGTTTTCATTACCATTTGGCCAAACATAGCAAGAGGACTAATCCTACCACCTAAATCACGCAACATACCTAACGCATTAGCACCGTCTCCACCATCGCCACCTTGATTGTTTTGACCTAATTTTACTAGTTCGGCAATTCCCTCGTCCATGCTAGTAGTCGACTTTTGTAGAGCCTCCTCTGCTTTTTGAGTTTTGTTTTGATGTTGTTTGGTTTGTGCTTGATGCTTGTCGTCGTTGGTATTATCTTTTTTCTGTTGACCTTGAAGTGCCTGAATAGCCTTAGTATTCTTGTCTAATGCCGCTTTTAGCATTTTGCCTAAACCGCCACTAGGATTAAGTTTCTTATCTATAGAACCTAATTTTTTATCAATTAAAGCCTGCGTGGCTTCTTTTGCCCAATCAGGACCAGTAAAGGTTATACTATACTCGTTACCGCCTCCGGAAGCAGTACCTTTAAAATCCTGTGGTGCTTTACCTTGTGCCATTGTTCACTTTCCTATTAAGTATGTATTTTATGAATGATAAATAGTTCTTACATACAGTATATCATATAGTAACTATTTATCGATATATTTAAAATATGTTATAATGGAGAAACTATGACAGCAAAAACATCATTACAGGATTTTTACAGATCCCCTAAACTATACATAGAACTGCCAAGCGGTGGTAAGTTTTATGACGAAAGTATTATAGATTGGCCCGAGACAGGCGAACTACCAGTATTAGCAATGACGCCAAAGGACGACTTAATTGTTAGAAACCCTGACGCATTACTAAACGGCGATGCTGTTATTAGGCTTGTAAAAAGTTGTATGCCGTGTGTAAAGAAACCAGAAAGTCTTATTGCGCCTGATATGGAACTAATATTAGTAGCAATTAGAGCCGCTTCAGAAAAAAATAAATCAATTGAATTAGATCATAAGTGTCCAGCATGTGAACACGAAATGAAATTTGATCTAGACTTATCAACAGCGGTACAAGACTTCGAGTCTATAGAAGAACTATCAGAATTCCAATTAAGTAACGGATTAACAGTAGGTATAAAACCTGCTAACTATTTGTTTTCAATACAAACTGCCAAATCCATGATAGAACAAGCAAATCTACTTACAAAAATTACCAACGAAGAGTACGATTCAGAAAACACAAGACTTAAAAACATTGGCGAAGCATTTGATAAAATGGCACAGTATAATTATAGTGTGCTTGTAAACAGTATTAGATACATTGCTATTCCAGACAGTGATGAAAGAATTGATGACAGAGATCAAATTTTAGAATTTTTAGATAATGTCGATGCTAAAATAGGTAAAGAAATCGACGGTGTTGTTAGCAGTATTAACAACGGCGGTATTAACAAGATACACAATGGCGCATGTGAAGAATGCGAAGAGCCATTTGAAATACCGATCGATTTTGATCCAGTAAGTTTTTTCTTAACTTCCTAAATAGAGCAGAGCCTGAGGAAATCAGGAACTATTTAGGATTACTAGAGGAGCAGTCAGAAGCAATTCGAAAATCTGTATACGATCTAGTAATCTACACCGAAGGCTCTATTAGTGTTAACGAAGCATGGGCAATGGATTTTGGTGATCGTCAAATTGTTATGGACAGTTTCGAAGAATTCATGAAAGCAAAGAATCCAGGTAGCAAGAACGAAATGAAACAAGAACAAATGTAATTATAGGTATATGTCGCTTGTTTCGTTGCTGTTTAGATACACTATATACTGCTTAAAATCCTCTTTAAAGTAATTTAAATGCTCTAAATCCATTGATTCTACTTGCGTATATACACCCTCGACCTCTTTATTATTGGTTAATTTAACGAGGTTTTTTAGATATTTTAACGATTTTATATAGGAATTTGTGCTCTGTACCTTGTATTTGACGCGGTCATACATAGGTATTTGCTCGTTGTCTTGTATGTGTAATAGTGCGTGATTAATATTCCTGTGTAATACCAACTTCATCTCATCGGCCTCACTTAAAACCTCGCCTAAGACTGCGTATACGTCGGTGTGTGCTGTTTTCATCAGTATACGGCATACATGTACCAGACTACCAATAGCACTTGCTGTAAGCACTCTATTGTACAGTTGGAACCATGATAGTTTATTGGTATCTTGGTAAATGGTGTGGAGGCTTAGTTTATACCGCTCCGGCTCAAAATTTCTATCAGCCACATTAAGCAAACAGTAATCAGTATCATGCTGTACAATAATCCAATCGTATATAGGGTCTACTTCCATAGTCCTAGCAGTTTCTATATCTCCGGGGTATAAAAGTACCAAAGCATCGTTATCCTGTCCGTATACTTCCTGGAATACTTGCTCTCTGAACTGTTTTAGCAAATACGGAGCACTCGCACAACGTATATACTTGTTTGCTGTATCAACGCAATGCTCACTTAACTGTAACTGACACTCTAGCAGATCTTGTAAATGTCCATCTATACCACCCATGGAGGTTGGTAATAACATTTTGAATAAACCTATGTCTTTGAACTTTTGAATGTTGTAGATGTCATACTCACATGTATGTATAAATTCACTTTTTATGTGTATCCAATTATCTTGTACTGGTATCATGTAAATATTTATGTGTTTACTTTATTAGACACTTCGTGTCTTTGCCAACTACAAACTTCATTCACTTCGTTCATATCAGTTTTTGTTTGCAATTTTTTTAAACTTAAAGTTATCATGTATGTTGAGTCATAATTCACCCGTGTCCGGGTGAACTAATGTCGATGGTGTCATCATGTGATGTCTCGTCATCTCTAACTAGGGTGCTTTGCTGGAACCGGTGAGCCTTTAGTCCCTTTACACTACCTTCACGAATCTCACGGAAACTTGTATAACCTTGTAGAGTTCAGTTATACAAACTTGTAGGTTGCTTTTTCTCAGTGCCTACATCCTTTAATACTGTTGTCGTTTGTTTGTATCTCATGTACCGCCATACATTCCAGATCTAACGCCAAGTCAATGGAGTCTCAAGGAAACCGATATTATCTGCCTCGGTGGGGTGGTGTATGGTCCTATGTGTTTGCCGGGTGTGCCGTGATGTGCCGTGTGTGCCTTAGTCCTGTTGTTCAGTAAATAGTTATCGTCGTGTAACCTTGCCTGTAGTATTTTTCGAATAATCCTAGTCATAAATATTGCTATGGAGCATTTTACAATCACTGGCATTTTGACTAAAGAAGAATGCTCTGAAATCATAAGCAAATTACCAGATAAGAAAAACAAACTAGATGTTCGTAGCCGTACTCTAATTCCTGGTAAATGGACCGATGCCGAATGGAGTAAAACTCGCAAACAATTTAACACCCACCGGATAAAATTAGAACAAGATGCCGCAGAGTATATTAGCAATATAATCAAACCCATAAGTACAGAATTAGAAACGTTGACATTAACTAATAAAGATATTTTTTATGTAAACTATTACAACGCAGGTGAATGTGCTCGTGAGCACATAGACCCATCAAAGTATACAATATGTATTGCTCTTAATGATGACTTTGAAGGTGGAGAGTTTTTTGTTAATAAAAAGCCAGTAAAATTAAACACAGGCGACGGTGTTATTTTTTTAGGTAATACTACACATGCTGTAAGCGAAATACTGTCTGGGTCTAGATGGAGTTTATGCGTCTGGGTTTTTTGAGTCTTGTTTAAGGCCTTCACGTAATACTTTTGAACCACCTATGCGAACGTTGATGATTCCGTTGTAGTAATCGTCTGTGAGCAGTACTTCTCGTTCAAATTGTTCTCTTGCTTCTAAGTAACTTGCTATGCCTCTACTGGCACAGAAGTAAAGTACTTCTCTAGTAAAACTGTCTTCTCCTAATTTTTCTACATCTTCTTTTAGGTGATCTGAACTGCCCCAATAGTCTCGCCAGTCACTTTCTTTTGTACTGCGTCTTTTATTCTTTTTGCCTTTAAGCGGAGGGCGAGTAACTTTACGTTTGGCTAATTTTTTGCCAACGTATTTCATGCCGTTCTTTTTGTTTGTGATAAGATAAACGATTGCTTCGCAATCTTCTGGCAAGTTGTCTATTACTTCTCCGTTATAGGTCCACTTGCTCATTATGCCTCAACATATTCTGTGTCTGTGTTGTAACTTGTAAAGCCACCTTCTTTTATTACATACAGCACATCATTTACTCTACCACTTAGTTCTTCTCTGTGTGATATAAGCATAATATTTTTGTTTTGCTCTCTGCTCATTTTCTTAAGTATGCCCAAAGCATTTTCAACACCAGTAGCATCTAAACCACTGTCAATAAGTTCGTCAATACACAAGAAGTTCATTGGGTGATTAAGACTTTCAAAAATGTCTCTGAATGCCCAACTTAAACTTAGTATAAGTCTATTACGTTCTCCTCGGCTTAAATTATCAAAGTCTAAGTCTCTACCGTATTCAGTAATCTCAACACTTAGGTCACTGTTAAACTTAACGTCATGCGGTAAGCCAATAGCATTTAAGTAGTGTGCTAGTCTGTGATTCAAGTAAGCAATATTTTGATCAATAATACGTCTACGGATAAAACTATCTTTACTTGTTAGCAGTTTATACAAAAACTCTTGATGATCTTTTAGTGCTGTGAGATCGTTAATGGTATCCCAACTAATTTCTTGTATACCTGTTTGCTTCATAGATTCAATTTGTTCTATGTAAGGATTGTCCTCACTATGCTTTGTACTAATGCTGTCAATTAAGTTATCAACATTGTTACGATGTGTTAGTGCTTCTTCTAGTGTTTTGTAGAAGGTACTTGGTCGTTCTTGAATAGGACCAAGTGTTTCAATACCGTCTTTGAGATCCGACTCTTTAATTGTAAGATTGTTAAAGTATTCCTTTTCTTCTGCTATCTTGTCTTTTAATTCTTGTGTGTATTCTTCGTGTGTATCTAAATGAGCAGTATTTTGACCACAAGCAGGACATACGCCCTCTTCTGCTTTAACAAGATTTGTCTCAAGTTCTGTTAATTTAGTTTTACTTCTTTTAAAAGAGTTAAGTGTGTTAGTTAAGTTGTTTGATAAAATGTTTAAATTGGCTTCGTGATCTTTTATTGTTACCAGTGTATTGTGCTTTTCTATTTCTGTATCAATGTCAATTTCTTTTAATTGCTCTAAGGCATCTGCCATTTCTTCTAATTTAAGAGATTTGTTCCTTTCCCAAGCATTACTTCTGCTTTCTAACTCTTGTATATTTTTTTCCATACGAGCATTACCGTCCTTCATGGCGTTAATGCGTATTTCTTCTTCTTTAATACTATCTCTAGTATCCTTCATTTTTTCTTTTAATACTTCGGCTTTTTGCGAAAGTTCTTGTATGCCTAAGAGTTGCTCGATCATGTCTCGTTGATCGTTGTTCTTCATTCCTAAGAAAGGTTCAGTGTATGTGTTTAGTGCTACAATATGTTTGAACATTTGATGACTAAAACCAACAATTTTTTCTATTTCTTTTTGTGTTTCTCTACTGTCGCCCTGTTGTTCTTGATCTTCGTGTTCAGTACCGTTTACAAATAAACGCAATACGTTAGGACGCCTGCCTCTTTCTATGCGATACTCGACACCATTAAGTTCAAAGTCACATGATACAATCATGCCTTTGCCGTTAGTTTTGTTAATTAAGTTATCGCGTCTAATGTTTGTTAGTGCCTCTCCATACAAAGCATAACTGAGAGCATTGATAATTGTAGTTTTACCTGTACCATTTCTACTACCATCGCCACCTAAGTCTAAGTTGTTACCTAGTACAAGTGTTAAATGTTTATCATCGAATCTAACGCCTTGTACGTTATTTCCGACGCTCATGAAATTCTTTACACTAATATTTTTTATATTCAGCATTTTATAAGTTTTGGTAAATGTTAATAAGTTTATCTGTGTCTACGGTGTTACTTTCGATAGTTTTTAATTGACTAATTACAATCTGTTCAACACTTTCGAAATGTATTTCGCCTGCTTCGTATTCTTCTTCTACTTCTTTAACTGGAACAAGTTGTAGTTCTCTACATTTGTATTTGTCCATAAAGTTTTCTTTAATAAAAGATGCTTCTTCATAACTAATATCTACATCTAATTTAATTCTAGCATAGGTTGTAGAATCTAAGAATTTACCTGGATTATCAATAAGTTCGACTAATCCACATGTAACATATTTAGGGCAGTCAGGCCAATTAACAAACATTGGTTCTTTATCCCATTCAAGGAACATATACCCTCTGTCGTTATCTTGTGCGTCTGCGTAATTGTGCGGAAACGCATTACCGATATAATGTATGTTGTTGTTATATTGTCTTTTGTGAAAATGCCCTGTAAAAACATATTCTGGTTTTGTAAGCATTGATGCTGTTATGCCTCCGTGGTCAGGCATTTCTACCATAGCATTCATTTTAAAGAACGGCAGTTCAAAATGACCAAACATATACTTACAATCAATCTTAGCAACTTTTTTATACTCGCTACCTACAAGCCACGGAATGATAGCACAATCGCCCTCGTGAAATATTTCATCAACCATAACAAAGTTAGGTAAGTCTCTAGCAAACTCGATGCTATTGAGTTCTCTTTTGTCTCTGTAGTATAAGTCGTGATTACCAGTTATGAAATAAACTTTATCAAAGTTGTCATTTAGTTTTTTTAGATCACGCAAACTAGCATTCATTGTAGCAATGTTTATACTTGCTCTATGATGATGCCAGTCGCCTAAAAAGAAGCAAGTTTCTGCTCCACGCAATTTTGCTTCTTCAACAAACCAGTCAACGAAATTATTACAATCTCTAAGATGTTGGTGGCTGTTTTGTTTTAAGCCGTAATGGATGTCTGTAAATACTGCGGCTTTATCAAATAATCTATCAGTCATTTTTTGTAGCACTCGACGAATTTGCTTCTCTAAGTTCTTTCATTTCGTTTTCATGTGCTATCTGCCTGCTGTAACTAGGCAAGTGCCCAGAGTCAATAAGTATATCGTCTCTGATATTTTGGTTCCTTTTTTCAATGTTAAGAACTCTTGTAAAACTATTAGTAATAGCGGCAGTATAATAAGCAAATGGGTTATCCGATTTTGCTTCGTTAAACTGTAATCCAATCATTGCTAACTGTAATAATGCTTGTCCACGCATTTCGTCAATGTATGTGTAGCCTCTCCAGTTTGCTCTTTGACTATACCTCTCTACAAGTTTAAGATACATTTTACCTAATTCGTTTGTAATGCTACCGTGATCAACAGAAAACTTACCGCTCTTCAATCCGCCCTTCCAATGGCTTCGGGCAACTTCAGTAATCTCTCCATTTATTTTAGCATAGTGTTTAAATGCTGGAAAGTTTACTTTTGCTTTTGTTTCTGCTTCGTTCCTGGGATTCTTTTTTCTGCCTGGCTCTAATGGAATGTGATCCATGTTCATTACTCTTATAGTAATGTCTTCGTCAGGTATAGTTGTTGGGTCAACTAAAAATTCTTTTTGTTTAGGCTTTTTGTTTGCTGGACCTGAGTAATCTGCTACTGCGGCCTGATAAGCAATATCCTTCATTCTTCCTGCTTTGTTCTGTTTTGCTTGTTCAAATACAGATGTATTAATATCATTTACATCATCGACGATAATGTCGGGTCTGTCGTACTGTGGTGACTTGGTCCACGTGAAACTCATTTTACTTTTATGAATTTCAGAAAGCAAGTCTTTATTATTTAAATATTTTTGTGCCATTGTTTGTAATCTCCGTTTAATGTATTATACATTTATTTTTTCAGAAGTCAAGTAATAATTATCCACTTTTTGGAATTAACGGCAGTTTTATTGAAACCGATAAATACATTATGTAATTTAGGAGAGATAATGGGATTATTTGATGGAATTATAAAAAAACGTATAATGCAACAAGGTGGCCTGACAGCCGAACAGGCCCAAGACCTGATGGATGGTACAACCGCCGCTGAGGCAGAGGCCAACGCACTGGCGGCTAATGCCAATAGATCTATTGGCGAAAAATCTAAAAATTCAGACTATAGAGCAAGGTTGCAATTATATAAGAAGAACGCAGACATGTTTTTTGACAAGGAAAGCGAAAATGTAATGACACCACTACAGTATAACAGAGGTGTTGTATTTCCGTATACTCCGAACTTGTTCTTATCAAGAAGTGCTACATACGGCTCAATGGAATTCAAAGGCGCAAACTTTCCTATTTACACATACATGAATTCACAACCACCTGTACTTCCATTAATTGCTACATTTACAGCAACTACCAAACAAGAAGCCAAATACATGTTGGCGGCATGGAGGTTCTTTAACATAATGACCCAATCTGACTTTGGTGAACAAGCAGTTAAAAGTAATAGATATGGATCTCCACCACCTGTATTACAATTTTCATATATGGGGCCATTTGGTTTTGACAGAGTTCCTGTATTACTAACAGACTTCAACGTTATTATTGGTAACAACGTTGATATGGTACCTGTAGAGCATCCAGTGAATACTAACTTAAAAGGCGGTAGTGCTTTTGGTGACAAGGAAGTAACATATATGCCAGTTGATGTAGAATTTACAATTAACATGGTACCACAATACTCACCTAGACGTGTAAGAAAAGACTTTAATCTTGATGAAATGCGTATGGGAAGAAACATAGGATTTATTTAATGGCTTATTCAAAGAACAGTTTTTTATCTTCTGCTACAACAAAATCATTTTATACTGGTTTAAATTATAATAATTTGCCAAGGATCAAGCCGAGCATTTCTGATACCACAGTTGTATTAACAGAAAAATATAATATGCGTCCTGATTTATTAGCACAAGATTTATATGAGAACGTAGAGTTTTGGTGGGTATTTAGTTTGAGAAATTTAGAAATATTAAAAGATCCTATTAATGATTTTAAATCAGGACTATCTATAAAAGTACCCAGCAAAGCAACTATAGAAAAGTTATCTAGAGGATAGTATGGCAAATAATGATGCCCAAAAAGAAATACACATTGCCGGAGATTCTCCGTTACCCAATGTTGTAGATTCTTATTCCAGTTATACCTACAACATTACATTTAGTATGTTACCTCAGAGTTTTTGGTTCTCTGGTATATTACCAATTGGTAAAGACCAAGTAAATAAAATGATCATTGCCCAAACTGGAGTAACAACAAAATTTAATATTGACAACCTAACCATACAAACAGTCGCAGACAACTATGGTAGTACATTTACTTCCAGTCTTGGATACACTACCAAAGCAACATTTGAAATTACAGAACCTTTAGGCTCTAGTTTAGTTACACTTATGCACGAAGGATTTAATCAATTAAAAAAATTAGATGCCAAATTAGGCAACGACAGTGATCAATTATATAATAAAAAGGAAAGCATGGGTCCGTTGGACTTAATGTATTTGCTAGAAGTAGATTTGATTGGCCATAGAGGTTACAAAGACACAGGCGAGGAACTCTTTGATAATTTAGGACCGTTTATAGCAACAGGCGATGGTGGCGAGGCAGAAATATTTGGAAAGTATGCGTGGCCTGTATTTTTAACACAATTTGATTTTAATCCAGACAACGAAGGTACAAGGTATAATTTTGAAGTTGTGTCGACACAGAATTTTATAAAAAAATTACCAACCCAAACAAGAAAGATAGACAGCGATTTTGAAATTACAGCACACAATATTCCTTCCTTTTTGTCACAATTATCTAAAAAAATTAATAATGACATTTTAGCCGCTCAACAACAATTACACGGCGGAAGCCGAAGCAGTCCAAAAAACAGCCATAGTATAACTATCAAACGTGGCAAACAATATTTTAGCACAGATAATAAAGAAGGTAGCCAAGACTGGCACGAACCAACAGAAGGCATTGACCCAACACACTTTACCGAAAAAGTAACTATAAAATTACCTCCGGCAAAGGAAGCAAGTGATCAAGGAACAGGTGCTAAAGAAGACACAGTTGATGCGGCAAAATTAAAGTTTACCAAAGGTGAAAGCATAAAAGATGCCATTATAAAAATATTAAAATTAAATTCTAATTTCTGTACTTTTATTAGTAATCGAAAATTCAAAATGGATCAACCCAACTCCACCGGAGAACCAAAAGACCCAGAAAAAGATTTAACATATTCTATTAATTTTCACAAAACACTAACAGCAAAGGGCGACCCCGCACCAACTGGCGGACCAGCATTTAATATAGTATATTCTATTGATCTTAAAGCACAGGCAGGCGTACAGCAAGAGCCAGGAAAAGACGAGACAAAAGAAAAGCAAAAAACCATAGTTGAAAAATGGGGAATTGTAAAAAAATACGATTATATATTTTCTGGTCTAAATGATCAGGTGATAGATGTTGATTTAAGTTTTCCACAAGGTCAAGTATTTTTATTTCCAGAAGCAGGTGGTTTAACTCCTACTTACAGAGATAGCAAAGCAAAAGTTAACGATCCTAAAAATCTTGAAGATCAAAAGGGCAAAGACAAGAAAAATCTATTAGCAACAAATAATCCAGATATCATATTACAGCATTTTGAAAAATTACAATCAGATTTAAAAGGAGCAGTTAGCCAAATAACCGAAGACGGTAAAGACTTTTTACAAGGACTTAAAACACAGGCCGCACTTGCTAAAGACCCAGCAGGAGCATTAAAGAATTTGAACGGCAGATTGCCCAGTTCACCCGCAACGGTGTTTCACAAAATAAAAGCAATACAAAGTACCACAGAATTCTTTGATGGTTTATATCAAGACGTTGTAGACTTTCAAGAGTCACTAGAAGATGCGGCAGAAGACTTTGTTGGCGGTATTGATTTACAAGGAAAGATAGCAGGATTAGTAAAAGATGCTGTTCAGCCTTTTGAATTTGTAACAGAATTTAGAGATGGCCTCAGCGGTAAACTACAAGAATTTTCCGGAGGGATAGACGGGTTTGCTGAAAGTTTAGGTCTTGATGCTAGTGCTATTCCAGGACTAGGAGAAATTCAAGGTGTTGTTGATTCACTAGACGATTTGATATCATCAGCAGGTGGAGGATTCAGTCCAGGGACAATTGGCGGCGGAAGTTTTGAATTACTCACGCAGGTTACTTCAGAATCTGGTAATAGTTATTTAGAGGAACTTGATTTCTCTTCTACTGGCCGATTTGAAGACGCAGAATTTATAGAAAAAGCGGCAACAGGTCAAGCAGTAACACCAGACAAAGAAGATACATCGGTAATTCCAGCACAGCATTACATGTCAACAGCATTGAGTTATAGCAAAACAGGTATACCGTACCTTGTTAGATTGGGATTAGAAGTTAAAGGAGATCCATATTGGATAGGCAGTCAAAATTATGTTACAGAAATTAATAAAGGCAAACCAATCACATTGATAGACGCCTCTGGAGAGCAAAAGAGATGGAAGCCAGAGTTTGTAGCAGATAGGACTAATACAGACTCAGCACCGTATGACTCGGGGTCGATATTTTTAGCATTTAGATATCTGTTCCCTAAAGAGTACGAACACTATCAAGAAGACCCAGAAGACCATACAGGCATAATGAGATTTGGAGGTATGGATTTATCATATTCCGGATACTATATGGTAGTAAAAATACAACATAGATTTGCTGAAGGAAAGTTTTTACAAAATATAGATGCTGTAAAAATGACAACACACCCAAATAAAGTAATATTTTCAGACAAGTCTAACATTGAAGAAGAATCAGCAGAAACAACACAGCCTGAAAATGTTAAAAATGAATCAAATACAGCAGTAGCAGGTAATGATGTAACAACTGGTAACTCTTCTGAAGAGGTAAAGCAGGGCGAATATAGGGGAACAGCAACAGGACCAGGAGACGAAAGATTAAATTATAATAGTACACAAGATTTCCTACAACAAAACGGATATATTTCTGGACCGGCTCCGTCTATGGGAGATTTTGATCCTAGTGCTGTTGATTTATCACAGTATCAAAATATTACTGTAGATTACGAACCATTTGACGTAGGCGCCTTTGATGCTTCAGAAATAGTAATATCAGATCCTTTTAAAAGTAGCGGCGGTGGCGGGTAAATAGCAGTATGCCAAATCTAACTCATACAGAACAAAAATATTTAGATCAATTAGAAACTAAACAGTTATGGTTTGGTGAAATTAGGTCTACAAAAGATGCTTCGCGAATGGGCAGGATGTTAGTTTATATACCTGACATAACAGGCTCAGATACAAGTGATACAGCATTGTTTGATTGTGCTTGGACTTCTCCTTTTGCTGGTGCTACACAATACAGCGGCAACCCAGCAGACAACGAAGGAGCAACACAGACTAGTTACGGTATGTGGATGCGACCACCAGATCCAGGCACACAGGTTGTAGTAGGTTTAATACAAATGAAGGGCATACAGGAACCTGTGATACTATCATGCTTATTTCAAAACTACAGAAACTTTATGGTGCCAGGAATACCAGCAAGTAGTACACCCGAAGGACCAAACCCATCAACAGAAATCAACATTAATAAAGACGTTAAAAGTCACAATGTTCAGTATACAGTAAAAGGAAGTGATGTAGATGTAAAGTCTGATACCAGACCAAAATCAAAATTAGCAGATAATTTATTTTATCAAGGATTGGGCAACGACTTTATTAGAGGTCAAACTACCAGTGGAGCAAGACGTGAGGACAACTCAGAAGTATTTGGAATACTTACTCCGGGTAATAGAAAATCAGGTAATCCTACAAAAAGAAATCCAGGACACCAATTTGTTATGGATGACAATGAAGCAAATAACTTAATAAGACTGCGTACAGGTCAAGGCATGCAGTTTTTGTTAAATGATACACATAATATCATTTATATTATTAATAAAACTGGAACAGGCTATGTAGAAATAGACGGCGACGGCAACATAGATATATTTGGTAAAGGCAGTTTCAATGTTAGAACTACAGGCGATTTAAATTTAAGAGCAGATCAAAACGTAAACATTGAAGCAGGGCAAGACGTTAATATCAAAGCGGCAAATAATTCACCGCACCCATACGATGAAAGTAGAGGACTAGGCGGTATTGTTGACGACATCGAATTGGCCCTTATGGATCCAAACTTCGGACCAGACTTTAAAAAAGCAAACAACAAAGGTACTGTCACAATAGAAGGTCAAAAGCAAGTAGAAATTATAGGTAAAAATATTGGCTTAACTGCTATGCCAAGTTTGATGGGAATTAAAGAGGGCACAGATGGTAAAATTAAAATTGTTGCTTTAGGTACAATGGATACCCAAGTAGCAGAATTTAATGTTAATTCTGTTGGACGTGCTTCTGAAAAAGGACCCACTCCTGGTTCTGTTTATATGCAATCCACAGGGCCGGCACAGTTACGTGGCACAACATTAACACTAAATGCTACAATCAAAAATAATATTGAAGGACCTGCTGTAGATATTGCTACGGCAATAACCCCGCCTAATGAATTGGCCTTGCTAACACCAAGCGATTATATTAAAGCATCATACAAGAAAAACACATTGTTTGGATTCGAAACATCACCACTACCTGTGCCTATGCCAGGGCAACCAGAAAAACAAGTTCAAGGTTCTGGCTTACCAACCAGTTTAGGAAAATCTACAGATCCAATGTCACCGCCTATACCTGCTTGGGAAGGAACTGCATTTGGTGGTGTTAAAAC